TCCAGCGCCACCACGCCATCTGTCGGCTATTGATCTCGACGTTGTATAGCTTCTTGATTTCTTTCGTCCACTCCCGTTCCTCAGGACTTAGCTTGCCGTCCCAATAGACTTTGTAGATCTCGCTGTTAGCGTCGGCAGAGTAGAATTCGTTGCGCCACCACCCGCAGAAGATAGCGCGTTGACTACGCGCCCTCTTGGAGGTGGTGTACATGTCGTGGAACAGATTGAACCCTCGAGCAGTGGACTCCCACAGGTACAGACGCAGGGGATTGGTTTCTGCAAGAGAGGCGAGCAGGGAAGCAAGACCTTCTTCGTCGCCATACGAACTGGTTTCGGTAGAGTGCAGGTAGGTGATAGCCTTGCCGCGCCCTAGGGAGCCGTTAGAGCGTGTTCCTGCGACTTGGTAATACAACCGACTACGGTTCTTCAGAATCAACTGTGTGCGGTTATGCGCGGTCACAGGGATACGGTATTCAAGCGGTAGGTTCTGCATGTACATGTCCAACGTAGTGCGGAACATGTTTCGTGATTCTTCGTCATGCGTCACCAGCGTCCCGGCAAAGCCGGGGTTCTTGAACTGCCAGTACAGGTCAAGCGCAAGGCTGACTGTGGTGATGCCAAGCTGCCGTCCCTTGAGAATGACAAAGTAGTGGACGTCATCCTCTAGACCCTTGGCAATCTCCTGCATCACATATCGCTGGGTACCAAGCAACTGTGTGCCAAGTTTGACGATACCCTGTTCCTTGGTTTCCACAGAAAGTTGTGAGCAGAACCGCCAGAAGTGTTCAAGGTTGAATTTCATTTCTTGTCGTAGATGCCGCGCATGTAACGCTTGAGTTTGGTGTTGTCTCTGCCGTGCAGATTCTCACGCCATTCCAACTCCTGCTTGATCTTCTTCATCGAGCGAATCTTGAGCAATCTGCGAGCCTCACACTCGCAGCGCCAATCATCACAGGTGTTGCATACCGACCTTCCATCCCACAGAACCACCATAGGGGCGTCTTCACAACGCTGGCACCCTAAGCAGTCCTCAGAGTAGGTCGGTCCTGACGTATTTGACGATTCCATAGTTGGGGCTAGTGCTTTGCATTTCCATCAGCGTGTAGTCATGCAACAGCCGGTCAATCGTCCTGCGGTTTGCATCCGAGTGATACTCGATGACATACGCAAAGGGCAGATACGTCATCCCCTCAAGAATCTCAATCTCCGCACCCTCAGTGTCAATCTTGACCAAGTGCGAATCAGGTAGATGCTGCGGGTCAATGATCTGCACTTGCTCACCAGCATCGCGCTGTTCAGCGCCCTTGTACAGACTGCACTCACCACGGTTGTGCTTGCCGTAATAGATGTCCCGCAACCCCGGCTCACCAACCCCGACGTTGTAGCAATCCACACGGTCTACAAACGCCTTGGTGTTCTCTAGCAACAAGTCATAGTTGCTCAACACCGGCTCATAGCAATGCAACTGAGCATGCGGCCAGCGATACGAAGCCCACACCGCAAAGCCACCAACATTTGCACCTATGTCGAGAATGATCGGCGCACCCTTCACCCAATCACACTCGTACTCACCCGCAAAAATCTTTCCCACATGGGAAATCATGTCGTCAGGAATGTTCATTCAACCCTCCATACCCGCACTCCACCATCCTCAGAGCGAGCAATAAACCGTCGAGATAACTTCCTACCCCACCGGAAGTTCGTGTTGTACATCGACTGCAAGGCAACGTCCTTCACAAAGAACGACTCACCCACCTTCAACAACTCATACGGGTAGCGATTACGAACCCGAGTGTTCGACGGCACAGGCACATCCTTGTCTATGTCTATCTGCATCACTAATCCCCTACTCAATTAACCAGATAGTATCAGAAAACGTATTTTTTCTTGGGGGGATGGGCGTTGGGGGGCACGCACGCCGCAGAGCCATGCCCAATCACCTTGACCACCACGCCGATCCGCGTCGACGACAGCGCAGCTACCGCCCCGACCCAGTGAGGGAGGGAGGGAGGGCGGGGAGAGGGCGCAGCGTGAGCGTGCAGAGCGTGTCTACAGACAGCCCCCATGTGCATTCCACGTTTGTGTGGAGGGCGGGGAGTAGTATGTCTTATACACACCCCATATATATCTAGAGACGTTAGTCTTTAGACATAAGTGTGTTTATGAATGTATGTCTTAAGACATATGTAGGTTTTACGTATGTATGTCTTATGACGTATCGCGCGCGTGTAGTGTAACAAAAGATTCACGCACGACAGTGTGATTGTGGTATCTTGTCACTGTGCACCTAACGCACATAACACCTAACACGGAGGCATGACATGTACTACTACGTTGAGTTGACGGACACGTTTGGCGGAGATGCGAACTACTCTTGGGTTACTCGTCTGAAAGTATCGGCTAACACGATGATGGGTGCAGTCCGCAAAGTAGGGCGCAATACCGGACTGTCGTGGCGTAAGGCTTACGACATGGGCGACGTGGTGCGTTACGACAGCCAATCTGGTGCTACTTGTTTCTTTATCGAGCCTTTCGACGGTCAGACCGTATCGGACACGCTCTAACGCTTAGCCACACTAACCAGTCCCTCCAGGGGGGCTGTGTANNTGTGTCTCGGCACACTGATCCCTAACCTAATCGGAGGAACTAACCATGTCTCACACAATTGGCCCGTGGAGTGTAGCCACGGATGACAAGGGATTTTGGCTGACCATCACTAACCACCAATCGCTTCCTATTGCCGGTCGGATTGGTGACTGCGCGGATGCTGCCCTTATCGCTGCCGCGCCTGACCTTCTGGCCGCGCTGCGCTGCGCCCTCGCTGACCTTGAGGGTGCGTTGCAAGCGCACCGCGACGGTGATCCGCACGGTCACGACTGGAAGGCCCACGCGCTGTCTATTGACGAGGCCCGCGCCGCTATCGCTAAAGCTACAGGGGGTGCAGCATGAACCACGATATCCGACCGTCGTATCGCCGCACGTTCTATGACCGTCACCCGGTCTTGTGCGAGTGCATAAGCATCATCGTCGTATGCGCTGCGGTGTGTGCCGCAGCCACGGCAGTCCTGTACGCAGCAACCTAACCGGAGGAACCATCATGGAAGACAAGACTTACAACGGATGGACGAATTACGCCACTTGGCGCGTCAACCTTGAGTGCATCGACGGTTTGAATCCGCACGATATGGGATGGCCGATGGACGCATACGAACTAGCTGACGCGCTACGCGACCATGTCGAGTCATACATTGTCTGCACAACAAGCGAAGGTGTCGGGCGCGACTATGCGATGGCTTTCGTGTCGGACGTTAACTGGTTCGAGATCGCCGAGCACATGATTGAGGATTATTGCGACCAAGCAGCCTGACACGCCGGGGGCGAGCGTATCGCCCCATTCCTAACTTTGGAGGATAGAACCATGCACTCTACTGATGTTCGACTGTCGCCGGGATATGACCCTAGATTGAATATCAATCGACTTGTCCGGGTGCGCCCCGAGTTCACACAACAGGCGGATTGGCGCAGCACGTTCGGCTATCGCGTCCCTCTTTACATCGCGGTAGCTTCTGATTCATCTATGGACGCACCCCTTTATGTTCCATCGGGCGGAACCGACTACAGGGGCAGCGCGTGTTCGGTTGCGCTACGTTCACAAGGAGTCTACGAATGACACCCGACCAGATGGCAGCTATTCGCACCGCGTACGCATCCCTGCTGATGGCGATCCATAGCATCGACTCCGATATGTGCGACGACATGGACACCCGCAGTCACGCCGAGACCGGCATGGATGCGCTAGTAGCAGCGTTCCCCGAACTGCTATCGCTCTAACGAGATTTAAGGGGCGCAAATCACCGCGCCCTAATCGTCGAGCGTGAGCATCCTTTGCTCGATACCGCGCAGCCTATCAATCCATCCTTTGACACGGCTCTGCCTACTTTCAACCATCAGGCGCAGAGAATATCCCAGTGATTCGACATCATCCTGAGACCATGAGCGAAAGTATTTGTCTATCTTCTGCGTCAGCTTTTGATACAGATACACCAAACGCTCTCGCGGAGACCAGATGCGCTTTGCACCCAAGTCTGCATTGCAACCGAAACACGATGGAACCAAAACCAAAGCGACGTTTTGCTCGCGCAGCTTGTCCATGTCCAAGTCTTCTAGCATCGAGAGCGGAGGGCAATGATCCAGCGTTTCTCTGCAAGACCCGCAGTAGAAGCACTTTGACAAGTCGACACCCTCAAGACGTCTATAGAGCGTCCCGTAGTGTCTCAACATCTTGGCGCGTTCCGTTTTGTGCATGGACCGATTATAACGCGCTACAAGCGATTGAAAAGTAGCAGTCCATGCACTTTCATTACCACATCATCTAGAACTCAACAGCGGCTCTCACAGCGCGTCAGAGAGGCATTCACCATGCGTGACCATCACTACTTTTCCGAATATCGTCCCCATGACTATCGTCTGCCGCGCTCGATGCGTGAGGCATACGGACATGAACCCGTCCTATGGGTGCAGCAGGACAATGACCATGACGCCCTCTGGTGGGCAGGACTGACCATGTGGGCAATCGCTATCGGTCTGGTCATCTGGTACGCCTACGGATGGCTCTAGGCGTCCAGACTCATACTATAAGTAATCTTATACATATAAGGGGGGATTTACTACATGATTACTAGTCTCTTCTATAGAAGAGACAGAAGACATACTGTATGTCTACATAAGGGGGGGATTTTTGTCCACAGGTTATCCACAGGGTTGTCCACAGGTTATCCACAGCCCCTTATGCCTTGTAGACCTTCCCTCTGAACCATGCGTGACCGTCTTCGTGTACCTCGACTAGCTCGGGATACATGTTCGCGCCGTCGACTGTGACCACGGCAAACCCCATCCGCCAGTCGCGGGTGTTCTGCTCGACGTAACGAAACTGCGGCCCCCACGGATCGGCCAGTGTCCCGGTCTCGATGCCGTAGCGTGTCCCGCGCATGTCGGTGTGGGCGCGGATGCCGAGCTTGTGCGTGTGACCAGTGATGATGGATATTCCTGAGTGCAACACATTGTTGTAGGCCGAGTGCATCCCGCTGCGGTAGCGGTGCTTGACAATCAGGTGCTCGTTGAAGATGGTAGATACTTTGTGATCCCAAGTCTCGAACAAGTCGGACACTTTGGTGCCCGGCATATCTTGTATCTCAGGGACACGCTGCGACAGCAATGCCTCTAGCCTAATGTCATGGTTGCCAATGTGTCGCAATAGGTACGCGTCCTCTCCGGCTACGTCCTCGATCAATTGCAGATGGTCGCGCACACAGTCGAGTTCCTGCCGAAGCGTCGGCTTTGTCTCCCAAAGGTTAGACGGATGGCGGCTAATACTGGCCCCGTCCCATGAGTCGCCATTGTCGATAACAATGTCCGGCTCAAGTTCTTCAATGATCTGCAACAGAATCCAGAACGCGGGGGACGTGTGTCCCGGCCAGAAGTGAGCATCGCTAAAGATGACCATCGTATAGGGATGATCGTAGTAGACCGTGTGCGGCTTGTCTCGCCCTTCTCTGATGCGCCAGTCTCCCGCGTGATTTGGTTGCAGGCTAGGCAGATGGATGCCGAGTTTTTCCTCAGTCAGCCTGCGATAGCGGTACGCAGTGCGTACGTCATTGATGCCTAGACCGGCCTTGTGCATCGCGTCCAACACGGACGTGGCATGAGGCCATGCGTCCCTGATTCTCTCTGCGTAGTCCAGAGAGAGCGCTCGTCTCTTGTCGCTCATGGTTTCCCCTTTGGGGCAAAAAGAAAGCGCCCCGGAGGGCGCTCTAAATCACTGGACGGTCGGCTCGTCGTCTTCCGTTTCGCCGTCTTCGTCCTCGTCTTCTTCTTCGTCCTCGGTCACTTGGCTAGCAAACCAAGACTCGCTGGTCTCGTCGCTATCCTCGTCCATCGCTTCCTTGATCGCTTCCGAAGCGTTGTCGCTCTCGACGTAATACTCAAACTTGATGATGTTGGTCACGTTCCACAATGCCATGATTGGTCTCCGTAGGCGCACAAAAGGTTGTGCAATCAAAGCCTAATAATGGATTATGACTAAAACATGAAAAGTTCCACGCCGTGCACAAAAAAGTGTTGACAGGCTAATCATCTGGGCTTACTGTTACTCCCGCAGTACCTACCTAACTATTGGAGAGTGACCATGATGCCTATGCGGATTTGCCGCGATTGCACCTTTCACGACCCTGACTCGCTGGACTGCCTTCACGAACGGGCCAAGCAAGTCGATCTCGTGACCGGGCGCGAATATCGTTTTTCTTCCCTCCAGATGCGTACTTGGCCCTGCGGGTCAGAAGGCAAGTTCTTCGAACCGTGGCCCGATGTCGCTCGCGCCATGACCAAGTCGATGATGGACAACCTTGAGGAACTTTTGGAGGAACGGGAATGAGCGAGAAGATTGCAGAGCGCGACCACGCGACGATCTATTACTTGGGCGATTGCCCTTTCCTGCCGCACTACTTGGAAGCCAATACTTTTGTCGCTCCCGGAGGTCATTGTGTGGCAGAACACGTCCTGCTTGAGAAGGGCGCTCGACGTGCTACCGGCTTCCTCTGGCCGCGCCTGTGGCAGCAGAAGGCGGAGCCGAAGCCTATCGTGGCTCGCACCTTCAACTCGAGCAAGCGGTCAGCCTATGACCAAGTCCTTAAGGTTCTGTCGGCAGAAGGTTGTCCGATGTGTGTAGCAGAACTTCGGAAAGAGGTGGACGCTTCCGTGAGCGCAATCCGTGATGCAGTCCACAAGCTGCACGAGACAGGGATCATAAAGCCTTGGGGGTCTCGCGCCAACATCAACTTGCCGCAGCGGTGGATTGTCGTATGAACTGCGCAGGAACCTTTGAGGAAGCCTTGAGGAAGGCTATCGAGAAGCAGCAGCAAGAGCAGCAGCAGAAGCAACAACCTAACCAGTGAGGGCAAAATGCAACAAGTACAAGTCGGGTTCACTCCCGAAGAACGGCGCATGGCTATTTGGGCCAGTGATGCGCGAAAGATCGCAGACGGCAGAGCAGTTCAAGTCTATCTCGAGAAGCGCGGGGAAACAGAACCGCCCGATCTGTCTCAAGTTGAGGCAGTCCAGATGGGCCATGTGATGCAACCCGTCATTGGTCGGCTGACCGAAGACCGTCTCGGCATCACGCTGAAAGACCTAGAGGCAGCGGTGCGTCATCAGACCGAAGAATGGATGTGGTCGCACTTTGACTTCATCAGCACCGACGGCAACACGCTGGTGGAGGCAAAGAACTACAGCGCTATGGCGCGTAGCAGGTTTGGGGATAACGGCAGCAGTCATGTCCCCAACGCGGACTACTACCAGTGCCTCCATGAGGCGACGGTTCTCGGAGTCAACACGGTCATCCTTGCCGTGCTGTTCGGCGGTAACGAGTTCTGCACCTTCCCGCTAACCTTCGACGACTCCGAGAAGGAGCAACTTATCAAAGTTGAAGCGGAGTTGTGGGGACGCATCCAAGCAGGCAACCCGCCAGAAGCAGGCAATACGGACGATCTCCGAAAGGTGTTTCCGCAGGATAACGCCGATAAGGTTGTAGCTACGGGGCAGCTAGAAACGGCCTGCGCTCAATTGAACACCATCAAGGCGCAGATCAAAACGCTGGAATCGCTAGAGGAAGAACTCTCCGCCTCCATTCAGTCGTTTATGAAAGAGTCGGCAGAACTCGTCAGCTATGACGGCAGGGTTCTGGCTACATGGAAAACGGCCAAGGCCAGCAAGCGGTTCTCAGCCGATCTGTTCAAGTCTTCGATGCCTGACATTTACGACCGCTTCGTCGTAGAGATGCCGGGTTCTCGTCGATTCTTGGTGAAGGGGTAAGACATGACTACCGCACTTGCAACGCTTGACCCCGGAGTCATCAGCAGTCTGGTCATCAATGGTGACCTGAAAGGTCTGTCCAACGAGCAACGGGTTGCCTACTACAACTACCGCTGCCAGCAGGCAGGACTAGACCCTGCTGCCAAACCTTTCGATCTGCTTACACTCAACGGCAAACAGATTCTCTACGCGAACGCATCTGCGACTCAGCAGTTGTGCGGCACTCGCGGCCTTTCAGTGCAGATAACGGCCCGAGAAAAAGTGGAGGATATATACGTCGTTTGCGCTCGGGTCACGGACCAAAGCAATCGGACCACTGAGAACACAGGGGTAGTATCTATCGGTGGACTCAAAGGTGACGCCTTGGCTAACGCCTTCATGAAAGCTACGACTAAGGCGATCAGACGAACTGTTCTGGCGCATTGTGGACTCGGCATGCTGGATGAGACTGAGACAGAGACTATCTCAGGTGCGGTTAGAGAGCCAATAGATATCAAACCGCCTGTAGCGCCTATGGTGGGGTTCAAGGACGATGACCTAGACCAACCCTTCAACCTCTTTATTCCGGGGCAGGAAGAGGCTTATAGCCGCCATGCCACGCTAGAGGATTGGTCGGAGCATTATGAGAAGATCATCGTCAATATCAAGAACAGCAAGAAGCTGACTGATGACGAGAAGATTCTCAAGACCGACTTGTTCAAGCAATTGAACGCGGAGACATGGGGCAGGCTGAATCCTATGGCGAAGGTGAAGTTGATAGCCAAGAGCGCCAAAGCAGACCCGGAGGAAAAGTCCCCAAAAGCGTCCAGCCAATCAATTACGGAACTGGATCATTTCGAGGAATAGGCTCGGGGATGACTCAGGCCGATGCAATCCTTAACTGGTTGCAGCACGATCCGATTACGCCAGCAGAGGCATTGCGAGAGTTCGGTTGTATGCGATTGGCCGCACGAATTGCAGACTTAAAGGCTAAAGGGCATCAGATCTACACAGAGATTGTCAGCGAGAATGGAAAGGATTTCGCTCGCTATCACTTATCAAGGAGAACTATCCGTGGCTACGAGAATTGAACTGGAGGAGGGCAAGGGCGTCCTCTTCACCAACGAGTACGCCAAGCATCCCAAAGCACCGGGGTTCAAGGGCTACTTCAAGATTGACGGCACTCAGCACAAAGTCAGCGCATGGCTCAAGGAGTCATCGAACGGCTCCAAGTTCATCAGCATTGCTGTAGACACCTACTCCGGTAGCGGACAAACCTATCCGAAGGAAGTCACTTCCAAGGATGACGACTCGATTCCCTTCTGATGGTTAACTCACGGAACAAGGGCGCAGGGTTCGAGCGCGACATTATCAACGCCTTCAAAGAATCTCTCGGGGTTGATTGCAAGCGCAACCTAGAGCAATGGCGATCAGGTGGCGACGATATAGACCTTCCGCCCTACAGCATCGAATGTAAGCGCAGGGCAACCATTGCAATCTACGAATGGTGGAACCAAGCGTGTGACTCAGCAGAGGCCAAGAAGAGGGTTCCTATTCTCATCGTCAAGGCTGACCGAAAGGAACCATTGGTCGTGATGGACTTGGAAGAGTTCATGCGACTGATACGGGAAGAAGTCTCCCACCCTTAGTGCATAAGGGAGACTGCCCACCCCCTCCTCCGGGCAGTCGGTTAGGACGTTGACGGGCGGCAACGTATGCACAACCGCCCACCTACAACCAAGGACTGCACATGCCTACAGATATTGATTGGTCGCCGTATCTGACGAGAGTCGAGAAGCTGTTGCGGAAGGTCACGCTCGCATTGAACCAGCGCGACTATCCCTATGCCTTCCTGCTTCTGTCAGAAATTCAGGACGAAATCACCAGTTGCGAAAAGTGGATCAAGGAGAACATCAATGACTAAGAAAGTCATCCCGGCAGGCCCGAAGGCCAAGATTTTCATCGCCACCCCGATGTATGGCGGCATGTGCGCCGGGTACTACACACAGTCCCTCATCAGCTTGGTAGGCACTCTAGGCGTGACCGGCTATGCGTCAGCTTGCTCGTTCCTGTTCAACGAGTCTCTGATCACTCGCGCTCGCAACTTGCTGGCCCACAACTTCCTCAAGAGCGACTTCACGCATCTGTTCTTCATTGACGCGGATATCAAGTTCAACGCGAATGAAGTGCCGATGATGATTGAGGCAGATGTTCCGGTCATCTGCGGCATCTACCCCAAGAAGGAAATCAACTGGCACTCGGTCAAGCAAGCCATTGGCAATGGTGTAGAGGGGCTAGAACTGGCTCAGCACACCGGCAGCTTTGTGGTCAACCTCAAGAACTACACAGGCGATGTAGTGGTTGCCGGAGACAAGCCTGCCGAAATCTGGAATGGCGGCACAGGGTTCATGCTGATTAAGCGGGAAGTCTTTGAGCAACTCGCAGACAAGGTTCCGCATTACAGCAATGACGTAGTGGACGTTTCCGGGAATATGCAGATGGGCGCGGACATTGCAGAGTTTTTCACGACCAGCATCGAGAAAGACACTAATCGTCTGCTGTCAGAGGACTATCACTTCTGCCAATTGTGCCGTCAGCACGATATCAAGATTTACGCAGCGCCTTGGGTACAACTAGGCCACTTGGGATCGTATCTGTTTGACGGCAAGCTGCTGTCTACAGATGCACCCTGCACCCAAGATTAACGCTTGGCAGTGCGAGCAGAACGCTTGAACGCTTCGGCAGTGGGATATCCCCGCTGACCGGGGCGTTTGGCAGGCAAGCCCATCTTCCGGCGCTTGTTGATGTTGTAGTACAACCCCTTCTTCACCGGCATCCCCATCTCCTTCTAGCAGCTTTGCCACGCTCACCTTTCCAATGCTTGCTACGGGCGCAGAACGACTTATGGCGCGGACCAGACTTGGTAGGCGCTTTCAGGTTGTGACCGGCAGCTTTGGCCTTGGCGCGACCCTTAGCAGTCAGGCCAGCACCGCGACTCGCAGGCAGCTTCTCGCCGCGACCGACCGACAGCTTGGGGAACTTCTTACGGGAAGGCACGAGTTCCCTCCTTGTCGATAATTAGGCGCTGCATACGCGGTTTGCCGGCAGGATCATTGGGTACGCTGATATGCACCCACGAATCAAACTCTCTGATCAGTTGGTCATACTTGATACCGCTACCAACAATTAGCAGCATCAGGTCATCTACAGTCAAGCCAACCGCACGAATGTCAGCCGCGCACCCTAGGCAATGCTGGCTATTCTTGGAACCGCCAATCGCGCTGTTGACGTTGCCAGAACGATAGCCCGACGTAACGATGATCGGGCGCTCAGCTACCTCCCGCACCTTCTCTAGCAGCGCACAGGTACGCTTGAGGTTAGCCACTTGAGCCGGTTCCGGGTCATTAGGCCAACCACGACGCGCAGCGTATTCGGAGCGCGTCATTTCTTCCAGAGTAAAGTGAGGCGATAAGTTCATTTGACCATCTTCTTGGTATAGAACAAGGTGCGATCGCCAAAGAGATAGAAGCCGATAGCACTGGCGAAGTTATCTACCGACTGACTGCTTTGCCCATTCAACATCAAGTAAGCCCAAGTCAACAACACCAATGCCACTACAGTAGGTCTCTGGAGCCTTACGATAGCCTCTACCCAAGGATATGACGCATTGCTGCCACCCGCGTCATTCATCGCCTTGAACATCTCTAGATCAAGTTGCCGCATCTGCGTGTATTGCTCGATGGTGGCAGGCTTGAACGTGTCAGGCGCAACGAAACGAGAAATCAGACTCTTGCCCAAGTCAACGGCAAGAGGGCCGAGCGCAGCAAGAATCGTCACTGGGTCCATTACAACCCCTCTCCCGGAGTGATATACATCTCTCCATTGTTGGCTTCGCTAATTGCCGAAACATAAACGGTAGTCGTGTTGCTGACTTGAGGGCCAGTGACAATCACCCTTGTGCTAGGCGGAACCAGTTGCGAATACTGGCCGGTAGCATCAGGCAAAACCGCAGCAACATTAGAAGTGCTGATACGAAAGTAAATAGGCTTAGTTGCGTCTGTGTGACACGCCACGGCGTACTGCTGGCACGGACTATCCGCGCTGATAGCAATCGTTACTGCGGTGTTGGCTGTAGGGCAAGCAATCTTGTACGTCTTGCCCATCGCTTGAAAGGCAATATTGTTAGCCACGACCCTTCTCCGGCTTGCTCGTCGGCGCTACATGGCAAGGCTTGCCATCAAACGACCAGACAAAACGAGTGTTGGTTTGTTCGCTACCCTTCTGCGCTTCCGGCTTAGGGACAGTGACCACGCTAGCCTTCTTGATGATCTCGATCTTCACTTTTTCTCTCCTTGGTTAAGCAGGGCAGGAACACTGCCACCGCAAAGAACGCACACATCGCCATTCTCTCCCACAACGGGTCTTGCATCACCCACACCGAGAGCGCGAACGTCATCAACAACGAAAGCATGGTCAACAAACGGTCCGTCAAAACCGTGAGCGCGAGACGAAGCACCTTGAGTGCGTCCATGTAGTAGCCCTCCATTATTGGGGCTTACATGATACTTCACTTCTCGTCTTCCTCATCATCTGCAAACGCTGCACCCCAATCGTCAGAGTCAGCCTTTTGCTTGATTGCTTCAAGTTTCAGCGCACGATCCAGCACCTTGCTCTTGTCGGTCAAGGTGGCAGTGGGGTCGGCCATAACCTCGGCGAGCAATTGGCTAATCGCTTGCTCAAGCGCGGGGTTGATGCCCTTGGCTTTCTTTCTCATTGTTCTTGACCTTGGAACTGCCCAGCCACAGCACCCGCTGTAGTTGCCGCTGGCGCTGCTGAGCCTAGATAGCGTTTACGCACCGAAGGAGTCATGGCGCGTTGCAATGCACGAGCAGTGCGAGTCTGCAAAATGGGAGCAGTCATGGTTCCCAATGTCTGACCTAGTGCGCCAGTGAGCGTCTTTTCTCCCGCCTCTGGTGTTGCGCCCGTAGCTTCGGCTCTAGACCGAATACGCAACTCACGACCCAAACGGCCAAGTTGATCCAACTCTCCGCCAATTCGACGCACCCCTTCACGACGAGCGCCCAACAGATTGCCTAGACGTTCCAAACTGATGTTGCCCTTTTGGATGCCTCCGTTACGGAGCAAGTCTTCAAGAACAACAGTGTTTCGATACAACGGACGGATACGGTTCAACTCTTGAGCAATCTGCGGTTGATTGCGAGCAATTGAATCGTCAATCGTATCGATGAGTTCGTAGATGCGATGCGCGTCTGATCTGTCCGTGGCGGAACGCGCAGCCGCCATCAGGTCATTCCGAATCGTTTGCAGCGCCTCACCATCAATTGCAAAACTCTGCGGCTGTGCGCCGGGTCGGATGATGAGCGAACGATAGTTGGCAAGGATGTTGTCTGCCGTTTTCTTGACGTTAGACAGAGAAGCAGACGGCGGCAACAGTTGCTCAAATTGCTGAATCTGTTGCAATGCTTGTACAGCGGGTTGGTCAATATTGAAACGCTGCCCCTTGTACAGACGGTCAAACTCTTTGCCCAACTCGCTTAGACGGCCACGGATGAATTTGTCGTCAATCTCTGCGGCCTCTTTGCCCGTAGTCCGACTTGCAAGCTGATTCGCAAGACGCTGGTTTTCTTCGCGGAAGCCGACCGCGCCGACAGCACCAACAGGCTCGTCTTGCCGCACTTGAGCCGGGCGCAACTTAAACCCAAGTTGTTCCGCTTCGCGCGCCGCCGCAGCGGAGGTTTGAGACGGAACCCCAAGCAACCCACGCGCAGCGCCCGGAGCCATAGTAGCCATAGGGCCAAGAATCTCGCCTGCGGTTTGATAGCCGCGATACTGTTCTGCTGGAGGTTGGATGCCAATCTTGCCCAACCCCTTTTGCACTTCTTCAATGGTAGGGAACAAAGTTTTCCTACCAGCGTGTTGGAAAGATTTTGAACCCGGCAAAATGCCTTGCGGGGTTACTTGGCTTGCGTCTTCAAATCCAAGCATTTTAGGCAATTCATAGGCACCAAACTTCTCTAGTTCGCCAAGACCGCCAGCAAGACCCGTGGCCGCGCCATACGCCGTTGCACCTAGGCGGCGACCCATCTCACCAAAACCCATCTTGGGTTCTTCTTGAGGCAGCTTTGCTGCTTCTTGTTCTGCGCGCAGGCGAAACTCAAACTCTTCGTTCTCGTTCATTGCTGCACTCCTTGCGAACGCTTCCATTCTTGATAGCGACGCTCTTTTTCAGGATCGGTATACGGTTGCGCTTGAGGCTTTGCCACAGCAGCAGCGGCAGGGCCAAGAGCAGGCCGACCACGAGTGATAGCAGTCACCACATCGTCAGTGGTAAACGGGATTGCGCGTTCCATACGCTCTACTTGCTCTTGTGCAGCAGTCGCTTGCTGAGCAGGCAACAATCCAGAATCAATCATTGCCTTCACCGCTTCTGTCGAGATACGGCGGATATCAGCAATCTTCAACGCCACATCTTGAACCTTGTCTCCAACAACCGGACGCAGCTTGTCCAATTGGCCGCTGAGAGCAACCAAACCAGTAGCAGTGCCAGACGCTTCAATGGTTGCCAGATATCGGCTAACACCAGTGAACAACACTTCAAGCGCCTTGGCTTCTGAGCCTGTGATTTCTCTAACGCCTGACGTTTGCACATAGTTGAGCAAACCGGGCTTGTCATTCAAGAACGGCAACATGCCAACGTTAGACGTTGCTGGCAGTTTGGTGATTGACTCAACAGCAGACGCAGCGCCACGCAAAGCAGTCACCGCACGTTGAGCGATAAACTGTTGCTGTGTAGTACGTCCTGCCTTTTCCGCCTTTGCGTCAGCCCTCATCTGCGCCATCTCGCCACGCAGCAACTCAAGCTGAGTGCGAGCCTCTAAATCAGCAGACTTGTTCTCTCGGTTGCGGAGAGTTTGTTGCCACTTGTCCACAACCTTGTCGGCAGCAGCAATTGATTCCCGCGCCAGCTTGTCTGCGCGATCCAAACGGCCAGAACGAATTGCGTACCCAAGTTCGCTTTGACCAAGTTCTGCCTCAAGCGACTTCAATTCGCCAAGCGCAGCATCCTTGTTTACCGTGAGCATCGACAAAGCATCTTGCAGTCGCCTCTGCACTTCCCGGTTGTGTTCTTGAGTCGCTTTGATGTTCTTGTCGAACTCTTGCAACTCTTGCTTGAACAAGTCTTGACGGCCTTGGTTCCACCCCTCCATAGCATTAGCCAAGTTGTTCATGCTTGCAGAACCCGAGTAACGGCCCTTGCCGCCAGACAAAAAGGTTAACGCAGTCAAGCCAGCAAACAGACCAATCAAGTCTTCGCCGCTAGTCTTGGAGGGGGTGAATTGCCCAATTTCCACATCTTTGAATTGCGGGTCTTTCAAGAGTTCTTGGTAAGCATCTGCATAATCCCGAGTAATCTTTCCGGTGCGCTGACCAATTTCTTTGGCGATGTTGCCGCGCTCTTCGAGATACGCTTGTTCTCCGGCCTTGCGCTCTTCCTCACGTTGCTTGACTTCTGCGCGAGCCTCATCAGCACGAGTCTCAGCCGCCGTCACCTCAGAAGGTTGCGCCATCAAACCTTTGAACGGGTCGGTCATACCAAGACGCAAAGCCATTACCGCACTCCTTGTGCCGCATTAGTAACAGGCTGCTGAGAAGGCATCGCTCCCAACGCTTGCAATGCCGCCGAATAGAATCTGCCAGACATGTCTTGAGCCGCTTGACTAGCGTTGTACCCGGCAGTGATAGCCTGCTGCGTGTACGCATCGCCAATCTGGAGAAGCTGCAAGCCTTGCTGCAAGTTCTGTTGCAACAACTGCTGACGCATATTCTCAACTTGGCCGGAAAGCTGTTGCTCCGCAGTGCCACCCGACAGACCGCGACTAGCCAACGCTTGCGCCTGTTGTGCGCGGAACGCTTCTAGCTGTTGTAGTTGCGGCGCAGTCAACTCACCGCGCTGTGCAGCAGCAACCAATGCCTGACCTTGCTGACGCTGAGTAGCACCTAGCTTGGCAAGATCACGTTGCAAATTGGTGGCCGCTTGTTGACTACGATTGCCCATGATTGCCCCAATCCCAGCAGTCAAGCCCCCGCCAAGCAGTCGAGCAAGCAATTTGTTCTTATCAAGATACTCGCCAGCTTCCTCAATACCGCTAACGGCTCTCTTGAACAAACTTGGTTCAGTAGCGGTTTTTGTCGGATCAAACTGTTCCGCGCCACCGGGCGCGGAAGGCGCAGGAACAACTCTGTTTGCAGGCGTAATCATAGAAAGCGGAGGCGGCATGGAACTACCCGTGGGATAAGGTGCCATCGCCCCCATCAATCCACCGATTCCCGTTCCTCCAGATATTTTTCCAACATCAGCAGGACGCAGGTCTTGCGGCATGTACCCTACCAAGTCTTGCGGCATGTACCCTACATTGGGAGCGCCTTGAACTCCAAAGTTGATGCCAGAGTAATCAACAGGGGGAGCGCGAAAATAATCAATCTGAGGCTGAGACAAAGACTCTTCGGGTCCACCGAAGTAAGTTGTCTTGCCGCCATAATAATCTTCTGCCATGTCAGATTCCTAACGCGCTTCTCAAGCGCAGCGATGATTGGTTCCAAACGTCCTGCAATTCTTCTGGTTTACCACCAAATAATGCACTCAAATCCGATTCATCGCCAGCAGCAATCAGACCCGGTTGTGCAGTGCGGGTTGCTTTGGTCGGAGCAGCCGGAGGGGTCAATCCCAAAAACGTTGTTAACGTTGCATCGCTCGGAGTTGGTTGCGGAGGGCCACCAAAATATGTGGTTTTGCCACCAGACACATTGTCTGTAGGCGTAGTTTTTGCCGCCGATGTGTCCGTAGGCGCTGGTGTTCCATCTGGTCCGCCGGGAGTGATCAAAGGCTCGGTAGGTGGCTGAGCAGGTAGTCCAGACGGAGTGGTCGGTAAAGTTGCGATTGGTCCGGGCGTTGTTGTTCCCGTTTCAGTGCCAACTTGCGTACCCGTCTTTGTGTCTGTTGCAGTTTGAGTGCCTGTGGCCGTTTTTGTGTCGGTTGCAGTTTTTGTGTCAGTTCCCGGTTGCGTTGAAACTTTTGTAGTTGGTTGCGCTACGGCATCTAAAATTTCCCCCGGCACAAACGGTGTGGTGGCCGGAAGTGGAAACGGAAAATCGACGGGACGTGTATCCGGCTTCTTGCTCGGCTGCACAAAAGGAAAAATGCTTGGTTCCGCTTCGGGCGTTACTGCGGGTGGCGTTACTGCGGGTTTAGTAACAGGAACAGTAGGTTGTGGTTTTACTGATGGTTGAACTTCTGGTTCTACCACTGGTGGCGTTGCAACATCACTAAATGATGGGCCGCTTGGCATGAACTCCAATTTGGTTCCTAAGCCGCCCGTGATGGTTTTCATAAAATCATTGAACTTGTCATCGGCAGCAGTGATGATGCCCATGTCGCGCATTTTTTGAGCAACCGCAGGGTCGCTCGTCAGCGTTTCATAAACGCCCTGCTTGACGTTTTGTGTCGTGTTGTTTACGTCCTGCATAAGCTGCAATTTGGTTTGAGTCGGAATGTTGTTGATAGCGTTTTCAATGGCCGATCTTTGTTCTGGTGTGGCTTGATTGATGTAATCAGCAACAGTGACAACACCCTTGACTGACCCACCTGCAATGCCGCCGATAGCGGCAGCTTCCGTTACTCCGGCTCCTGCTGGCTGATAACCCAAAACGTTGCTTGTGACTTGTTGACTGCCTTCTTGAGTTGCCTCACTGCCAGCCGCAACAGCCATGTTTCTGATTGCTCCAGCGCCTTCGGCAAAGTAAGCGGCCTTGTCCAACAAGAACGTTACCGGAAGAGAAACAACCAAAGCCTTGTAAGCCTGATCCATTGCAACGCCTTGGTTTCCGGTCTTTGACAGAGCATTGTCATACGTCTCTTGGGCAACTGTAGTTGCCTCCAACAATGCGCTAGTTCCCGCGCCCAACGCTCTTGCTGCATTGACTCCAGCGCCAAGGACTTCTAATCCTTTTGCGGCTCCCATGCCCGGAACAAGAAAACTAGTAACTGACCCTATCCCTGCTAACGCTTTATCAATAAAAGCAGGATCAGCAGGCATTGCCGCCTTCGCAAATTGCCCCGCCTCTTTACCAAAGTTTTCTAGCGCAGCAAGACCTGTGGCTTTTCCGATAAATTGCGCGGCTTCTGCTACGCCTATTCCAGCGCCAGCGGCTAGGTCAAGAATTGCACGCAACACAACGTTCGCTTGCAACTCCTCCAAACCATAAAAATCACGCAACTGCTGAACTTTAGCCGCATCATTTTGAAGGGCTTGTTTATATTCTTCTAAGGCTCTTGGATTAATGATTCGAGCGTCAGGTGCATTTTTGCCAAACAATCCAGTTATGATGTCGTCTAGCACATACAGTTGCAGACCTTGATTGCTCTGCACTTCTTGTGCGGTAAGTTGAGTTTCACTCGGAGTAACCGTTACCGGCGGAGCCATATAGGTCGGTGTCCCGGTGTCAGCAGAGGCAACCATGTTGCGCGTCTTGTCTGCGATGTTTGGGTCGCCAGCGGTGTACTCCACATTGGTATCACCAGTAGCAATCTGCGAACGGTCCTCAATAGGAGCAGCATTGCGTCCGCCAAGTGCAGTCTTCATGCCTGCGTAAGCGGTTTGACCAATTTGTTGCAAACCAGAACTAAGCAGAGAACTTCCAACAGCACTTCCTACATCTTGCCCTTGCGCTGCCGCTACAACACCAGTAGCGATTGCGCGAGATGCAGCGTTAGCCACTTGACCTTGTAGGGCAGGAGGCAAGTTCATCTTGGCAAGTTGATTAGACACGCTTGTTTGCACTGCCGACCCAAGCGCACTCAGTCCAGCGCCGGTTAACACATCGGTTCCGGCGATAACCGATTGTCCCGCGCCAAGCGCAGCAGATGTAGCGGACAGAGCAACAGTTTTTGCCAATTCCTTGCCTAGAGCCGGAGCAAGTTGCTCTGTAATCGAATTCACCATGTTGCTGCCAATAGTGTCGGCAACCTGAGTATTGAACGCGCCGCCCAATGCACCACCGGCGATTCCCTTGAGTACATCACCGCCAGCGATTGCGGACTGCACTCCACCAATAATGCCCCCAGCAGCGACACTGCCACCAAGACCACCACCAAGCGCCTGCCCAAGAGGGCCAAGCGCGGCCATCCCTGCGATACCAAGCAACAACCCGCCAATCTGTCCAATGCCTTCTTTGGTGTTAATGGACTGATAGGTATTACCAACTTCTCTAAAGTTGCCTTGCTCGTCTTGGACGTATGCAGTGGTTAGAGTGCGACCATCACCAACTTTATTTGTCGTATAGACCAGCTTGTTAGTCGCCGGGTCTAAGCCAGCTTGTTCAAGCAGATCAGCGCCACCCTTAACTTCTTTCAGCTTTTCGCCCTCACCCGGCGCGGCGGTGGTAAGTTCTTTAACAATCTTGACCGCTTCACTGGCATGCTTAACCCCGACTTGAGATGCAATCTGCGCCGCTTCTTTGTCACTCTTACCAGATGCCACAGCATCAGCAACCACGGATAGCTTGTAAGCGTGCTGTACCGAGTTGCCCTTGTTAATCGTGTAGTTCTGCTGATTTGCAAAATCGATGCCTTGCTGAGTCTTGTCAGCAACCGATTGCATAACCGACGCTTGCTTGTCATTAGCAGACGCAGGCACAGACGCAAGAGAAGTAATCTTCCCGTCTACCGTATTGATTGTGCCGCTACTCTTGGCCGCAGCAAGTTCGGCTTTGTTCTCGGCTTTGATCTGGTTGATCAGCGCGGTAGTTTCTTTCGAAGACAACCCCGCCGTCTTTGCCTCTGCCTGCACTAGCTTGACTTCATCTCTTTGAGATTTTTCCAATGCAGCCAGAGACGCTTTATCAGCCTTCACAGTTCCAGTTGACTCCAATAACTGCAATCCAGTCATTTGTTCTACAGGAGCAGGAGCAGGAGCAGGGGTAGGGGTAGGAGCAGTAGCGCGAGCAAAAGCCGGAAACCCAAAAAGTATAGGGGCTGGAGCAGGAGCAGGAGCAGTCGCGGCAAACGGGTTTACGGGCATCTCTCTATCCTATTGTGCAGTGCAACAATTCAGTTTTTCTATGTGGTGGAAAGGTTCAATGCAGACGCAATCCGCTGGTGAATCGACAAATGGTTTGCAATCCAGTCATAGAAGTCAGATTCAATACGCCAATCAGTATCTAACATGTTGAATGGATTGTCCAAATCAAGCGCAGCAGCAAACGCTTGATGCTCTACTTGATGAATCTGTAGCCAATCATCAATGTTGGCTATATCGAGATCGGAAAGCGGCGCATGAGGAATGATTACCCCTGCGTCCGTCAGCGTTTCCCAAAAAAGTTTGTGTTGGACGCCGTTTTCAAACATGAACTCCCGCAAGGACTCTTCATCCCCCCATTCGACGATGGAGAGGGTGTCCATGTTCATGTTTTGTCTACTTTTCCGTCCAGTTTGTCGAAGATTCTGGTGCAAAGAGCTTCGATACGATCAATAGAAGACTTGAAATCGTCTCTACGGACGTAATCCTCGTGCAAATCGCGCTCAATGTCCTTCAAATCTGCTCTCAACTCGCTCACAGCGTCCCAAATGTTCTTTACAACCCATCCTATGAGGGTTCCAATGAACGTGAAGGCAATGTTGATCAGATTTTGAGTGTCCATTTACATACCGTAGTAGGGAATCTTCTTCTGAGTGCCATTGATCACGATAACAACGTACCCTTCTGGAACCAGAGGAAGACTTGAAGTGGCGAAAGTAGCATTGGCGTTGGTTGTAAGGTTAGCGTAAAGGTTTGCAGTGACGGTTACGTTGCTTGCGCTGACGTTTGTAGCGGTGATGTTGCCGCTAGAGAAGGTGGCATTGGTTAGCGTGACGTTGCCAAAGCTAGTAACAGTCCCGCCAAGGCTGACCGACGTATTGCCAATGGTTACGGCGCTGTTAGTCAGATAAGAATTAGGAAACGTTGCGGCTACAGAAGTGATGTTTGCGTTCTGTAGCGTCAGGTTGCCGACGGTTGTAGTCGTTGACCCAAGAGTCACCGTAGCATTGCCAAGGGTGGCACTGCTGTTTGCCAAGTAACTATTAGGGAAAGTGGCGGCTACGCTAGTAATGTTTGCGTTTTGCAAAACCACATTGCCAAACGTGGTGGCTGTAGCGCCTAGCGCAACACTTGTGTTGCCTATGGTGACGCTATTGTTAACCAGCCCAGAGTTAGGCAACAGGATAGATACATTGGCAGCAGCGGTTAACTGGCCCTGACCATTGACCGTGAATGTAGCCACAGTGGTGGCATCGCCATAGCTGGCAGCAGTCACGGCGGTGTTAGCAATGCTCACCGTTCCCGTGGTGGTGATAGGACCGCCGGTAAGCCCTGTACCAGTGTTTACCTGAGTAACAGTGCCGTTAGTTCCGCCTGATGTAATTGCTACCGTCTTGAGCATGACTTACATCCCATCACCGGGGGTAATGTAGATCGTTGCGCTGCCAGTTCCCGTAATCCCTGTAAAGTAAGCATTAGGAGCAAACGTCAGGATTTCGTCTGTGCCGGCAAGCAACGGGAAGCTAGGCGCTGTAGTGCTAACCACAACCGCGCTGTTAGTTGCATCAGAAGCGTTTACGCCGTAACCAAGAAACACGGTCACGTTGCCAGAATTGATGATCCGATACTGATTGCCACCCAAAGTGCTAGACGCAGCTTGCACAGGAGTCGGCGCAGTAGTAGACGCAAGAAATGTCACCGTGTTGCCAGTTTTGGTAAACGCTTGGATACCCATGATTTACTCCGGTTTGTTAGGCCATCTCTACTGACTTTTTAGGTTTTGCTGTTTGTTTTGCTGCAATCCGGGCCGTTGATGTGTCGCGGTCAATAGTCAGGAACCCATAACAGTAGATATTGTAATCGGCCCCGTTTTCGTCTTTCTCGCTTTTTACAGAGACCGTGATATCCAAGTTCTTAAACAGGTATTCCTTGCCGTTCTCAAATACACGCCAGACGTGGTCTACGGTTCCTCTGCCGGGTTGGCCGCGCGACTTGTTGAACCGGATTTGATACTTGTTCACACAACCTCCGCAGCGGGCGCGGGACAGGCTTGTACTTGCTGTGGTGCCATTTGAGCGATAAGGTTGAAATGCACAAACTTGATGGGTTTGTCTGCCGAGTGACGAGTGAATGAGTGTGCAAGCCATGCATTAGCAAACATGAGCATCCCCGGCTTTGGCTCAAAGTTAATCATCTTGCTCGCCACCGTTGCCTGAGTCTCATCCGTCTCCGGCAGGTCCACCATCGTTTTGGCGATGCGCGGGTCATGGAATACCACGCGAGATGATTTCTCCGGGACTTGTAGAAAGTAGAACCCCACAATCTGCGAGCCGTAGCCGTGCGTGTGCTGCTCCATAGATGAGTGCTTGTGATGCTCTTGAGTCCACATCTCAGTGAATGACAACACTCGCTCTTGCATCGCGTAACCCTGCTCGGCAAGGATGTTCCAAGCGGTGTTCCCCACAAACGATGCAAAGTCTGCAACGCGCTCGTCATCAGAGAAATTGCCACTCATCATCACCGGGTAAATCTCATCCAGATTGCGCTCGGCATGAGTCTTGGCAAGCGACTCTTCCGACACGGCATTGACCGCATCAAGGAAGTCTGGGCGCTCAATGATGTATATCGGGCAGGCGAAGTGCGCGGCAATTTGAAGCTGCGCGTTCTGCACCACTTCTTTTGCCTGCTCTGCGGCCTTGCAAACTTTTTTGGTTTTTTTCATGCGGTTACCCATGTCCATGCAAAAAAATCAAACTTGTAAGGCTTGCTATCTTGTGGACGAGGAGGTGTATCTTTCCAGTTGTTGTCCGCACCGCACCAAAAGGTCATGATGCCTTGTTCCATCTTGGCTTCATCGAGCGCAGGGCGAGGGCTTGGCGGCTGCATGGTGCAGGTGACTTCGTCCAGAGTCCAAGCAGACCAGTTTTCTGCCTGCTCACGGTTATTAAATGCGTCTATGGTTGCTTGCTGCTTGGCAGCTTTCTCGGCGTCAGTCATGGGGCGCAGCGCCCACACGTCAGTCCACACGCCATCAACCTTTTCGTAGGTTGGCTCTTTAGACTCTAGTACCTCATATACACCGGGCACAGGACGATCAACCCGCACAAAGGGTTCCCAGTGGTCTGGAATATGACCAAAGGCTTGCAAAAGGTTGTCCTCAAACGCCGGGTGATTAACTGGTTGTTTGTTTTCAACTTGAATGTACAAATTCATGGCATGCCTACAGATGTAGATGGAAATTGACGGGTGTTACCGGGCCAAACGATACGGACTGCGCCGCCTGCTGGAAAACAACTAGTACCGCCAGCGCCGCCGCCATATAACGCTCCAGCCATTCCAGATACCCCGCTATTCGAAGTGGTTGTTTTTCCACCACACCCGCCGGAACCGCCATATCCCTGCGTATTTACTGTAGAGGCACCGCTACAACCCTGACCTAGCAAGCCAACCCCGCCACCACCCATACCATAAATACCGCCGCGAAGCCCCCCACCACCGGCCGCACCACCGCTACCAGCTTTTCCTCCGCAATTATTATATTTATGCCCGTCCCCCCCGGCACCAGAATAACCGCCAGCGCCGCCGCCACCACCCGCATAACCTTGCCCCGGATTACCGTCAGTACCTCCACCAGCCCCGCCGTTGCCCCCGCCACAGCCTACTCTACAGGCACCACCCGCACCCCCAGAGGCACCCCCCGATTTACCGCCGCCTGCCCTAACCGTAGAGGTGTTAATAAAATAACTTTGCCCCCCGTTGTGGCATCGTCCTATTTGCCCCAATCCCACAACAACAGAATATGAATTACCGGGAACTACCGAAATGTTATTTTTATAAGACAGCGCCCCACCTCCGCCAGCACCGTATTGACAAGAACCGTTGCATTGGGCGGAACCTCCGGCCCCAACTACAACAACAGACACCGAGGTCACACCAGCAGGCGCAACCCATGTATATGTCCCAGCAGTTGTGTAAGACTGTGAACCCGGTGGGGCAACAGAAACAATACCAAATCCAAATCCACGAGCCGAGGCAGCACCAAACGTATTAGGAAGCGGAGGAGCCATTATGCAAACTTTGTCTGTGAGGCAAAGACCGTAAACGCAGCGCTACCGGTCTTCACGATGGTGTACACATAGGCATCAATGCTTGAAGCGTTACCAGCACTCCATGCCGTGCCGCCTTGATACTTTGGGGTGACGGTCGTGCCGTCAATCTGCACTACGTTGTTGTAGTAAGCCGTGCCACCTTGAGTCACAAGGAAGGCCACAGTGATGCTTTGGCCCGTAGACATCAGCGTATTGAGAGACGTGCCGCTTGAGCCACGGAAGTTGACCGTCCAGTTCGCAGATGCGTTGGTGGTGTAGTACAGAACCGACTGAGTCGTTACGTCGTAGTTAATCGTGCCGGTTGCAGCAGTAGCGGAAACGGTTGCAACTTCTGCCGCGTTATACATCACATGAGATATGACGCTGCTTGTTCCGGCAAATGTTTGAGTTCCTGTCCAAGTATTGTTGGCCGACAATGACACGCCAGATGCAGGCGTTTGACTGATCCAAGTTGTGCCGTTGCTCGTCAAAACATTACCGTTAGTGCCGGGGGCAACAAATTGGACTGCGCTAGTACCGTTGCCAAGAATGACGTTGTTGGCAGTGAGAGATGTTTGTCCCGTACCGCCTTGAGCAGCCGTTACAGGCACAGACGGCAACGTCCCCGGATTGCTGATGATCTGGAACTGAGTGCCATCGTAGATACAGTCAATGACAGCGTTCGCCTGAATGACGTTGGCGCTAACAGCAGCATTGTTCAAGTAGATGTTCTTGGCACCTTGGCTATTGACGTTCAACGTCGATGCGCCAGAGTTGGTGTTTGCCGCCTTGAACTGAATACGCAGGCCAGCAGTGTAGGTCGTGCTGACGTTAGCGAGCGCAACCACATAAGCATTGGCGGAGCCGCTGTCTGCTGCGTAATTGCTGTAAGTGTTAGCGTCATTTATAGACGCAGTGATAACGCTATAGTTGTTGTCAAGTTGCGACAGAGGAATGGCAGTTGTCGCATTCGCAAACGTATTCGGTATTGTGATTGGCTTTGCCATTAGAACCTCGCTCTCAACTCTTGTTCAAATTCGATACCGTGCAATACCCACTGTGGTGATGTTGCGGTAATAGTAAGACCTAGATACTTGCCCCATTGCTGCGCGTCATTCTTGTACAACTGGTATCCAGTAGCCACCCAAACCACAGTCGCACTAGAATTGTTAACCCATCCAATCGTCTGTAAGTTGTTGTTTATCCAACTCACAGAGTTGTAGACAGTATACGTTGGACTCGCTCCACGTTCACTATCAACAGTTACATTAAACGTAGCTGGTACATCTGATGGACTCGTTGCTTCAAACGCAAACTTCAATGCTTGTTTGTCTCGAATGGGATCGCCCATAGGGAGCAACGCAGTTGTCAACGTGCTGGCGATGTTTGCTGATGTGTCGGCATAGAGACGCTTTAGGTCCGTGCCGCCAGTAGCGTATAGGTTTACTTTGCCCCCAAACGGCGCAGAGTCCACCCAAGTCAACGTTCCCTGCGAAGTGATAAACCACTTCTTCTCAAAGAACACTGCCTGCACAACACGAGGCGCACTCTTGGGATCGTTGTAAGTAAAGCAAAACGCAGCACACAGAATGTTGTTCAACAACACCTGACCACCGCTAACGTTCTGCGTAAAGTCGATGTACGGGAATATCCCGTCTAGCGGGTCAGACAGCTTGCTAGTCGTGGACCCAACAAGCGCGTAGACACCGTACTCGTTCATAAACAGCACTGATCGGAAGTACGGGAAGATTGCGTACTTAAGACGAGTGCCTACAGATGCGCTGACGTTGGTGTTGGTAAACAGCGTTGTGCCGGTTGCAGTGACACGCACGTCCGAGAACACGTTGATGCTGTCATCACCAAAGATGTACAAGAAGTTGTTGGCGGACAAAATCTGCACAATCTTGCCGTGCAGCGTTGCATCCGTCAGGGTGATGTTGCCTGCCGATACGCTAGTGAAGTCGTTGTATGAATCGCTAGCTGAATAGAAAACTGTGCGGTCATTGGCAATCCACACCCGTCCTGAGAACGACTGTATGCCTGTACCAACTTGAGTAAACAAGGTCGCATTGGCCGTCGCGCCATTGCCTCCGCCACCACTAATCGTCACGCTAGGCGCGCTGGTATAGCCAGTGCCGTGTTCTGTGATTGTTATTCCCGTTACCGTATTTCCGGTGCGTGTAGCGGTAGCAGTCGCTTGCACACCGCCGGTTTGGTTAGGTGCGCTAATGGTCACGTTAGGGTTGGACGTATAGCCAGAACCACCAGCAGTAATGTTGATGTTGGCAACCGAACCAACACTTACAAGGTTAGTCCCGTCCCAAGTGCTGTACCCGTTGACTGGATCAATGAATAGAATTCTCTCGTTCTTCCACTGACTAATCTGTACGCCAGAATTGCTAAACGTCCCGGCAGGAGCAACGTTGCCTTTCGTGTTGTTGCTAAGGTTGACGTACTCGCAGCGACCGTCGGCCTCTACAGCAATCAGGTAGTCAGTCGTGCCAATGACACCGCTAGACAAGTAAGTAACGGTATTGGCAAACGTGACGTTGCCTACATTGCTTACGTTAGGGACAATCTTGACGTTGCCCAAACCAATGGGCATGGCGTTTTCAATCCACGCAAACTCGTTCTTGTCGATTGTCGTGCGATTGGACTTGGTGTTCAGCCCCTTGAAGTCTTTGATGACCTCATAAGATTTGCGCTGTTCGCCTCTCTCAGCCATGTTAGTACGGGACTGAGTAAGGTGTCGGAAGGCGGCGCGTAAAGACGGTACTTAGAACGTTTCGGACATGCGACTCGTACTGTTGCTTGAAAATCTCCGACTCGCCATACGACTGTTCTTTGAACTTCGCTTTGTACGCAGCGTAGTACGCCACTGGCGTTGTGTACGGGTCTTGTAGTTGCTCAACAGTAGAATCAGACTGCAAAGCGTTAGGCAGCACAACCGTATCAAACTCACAAGCGTAGTCTTGATCCGGGACAGGGCCAAAGTAAATAGTGTTCTGGCCGTAGATGCTGTACGCAATCGGCAAGCCGTTGTAGTTCTGCCAGTAACGCAGTTGCGCGTTAAAGTCCGTCCACGGCAGATATCGGAGAGGCGTTCTGCTATTGCCCCAATACACATTGATGTTGAGAACATCAAGCGTCTGTTGTCCTTGCGGCAGCGAAGCATAGGAATACGATTCCTGCCCCGTAGTTACCGTAAAGTTCTGAATTTGGCGTAAGCAACCCGTATCACGCACAACCCGTTCTCGGGCCGCGTTGATGTAATCCGTCAGTTCTGAGTCGGAATAGAAATTCCCGTTTGCATCATGCAGAAGCCTTCTGACTTCCGTGATGTAGCCTGACAAGGTTGCCATTTACGATCCATAAGTCATGCCGCATGGAGACGTTTCGCCCCGCGCCCACGACGGGGCAACGGGGTTACTTCGCCAACCACGGAGGGCAGTTCGTGGTTCATCTCCGGTTGGTTAGTCGAGAACATGAACTTATGGAGTTTGGCAACAGCCGCGTCCATTTCGTTGCTGTACTTCAACCAACCAAGTCGGATCAGATATGGAGTCTTATCTTGCACCCCATACCCAAAAATATGTTGGGCCGCTGCAATCGGCAGAGCAACCGGAACACCGGGACGGAATTCGTACTTGAACCCGTGGTGGTAATCCGAAAACTCTTCTGTACCTTTATTAGTGACCCAAACTGTACTCATTACAGCGTGACCACATCGCCATACACGGCAATATCAACAGTAGCAGCCACATTGCCACCAGAATTGACGATGACGAACAGAGCGCCGGACGAATAAACATTCGTCGCAGCGCCTGCCGCCAAAGTCAAATCTTGCCAAGTGGAGTTGCTAGAGATGTTAGACAACGCTGTATTAGCAGCCACAAGATTGCTCGCATTGCCATCGTTGCTGGTGCAGATTGCAATGTTTGCAGAAGTGACACTAGTGTTAGCGTTGGCTACCGTGATACGACGGATGATGTACTTGGTGCCATCCGTAACGGCCAAGGTTGCAGCCGTATTAGTGACGGCAGCAAGGCTTACGCCCTGCGCCCCAGCAATACGCTTGCTACCAAAACCATCGGGATACTGTGCGCCTACATGATCCGCAATCATGGTATCCCCTTAGGTGTTGTATTGGCCGGTAGCAGCCTGACCACCATTGACCGTCAGCGCAACAATGCTCTTTGCGTTGCCGGTATCAGCGTTGGTCAGACGAACGTTCGTGCCATCGGAGATCATCAGACCACCGACGTTGGTTGCAGTCACGTTAGCCCAAGTGTTAGCGGCAGTCTGCATCTGGATGTACACATTCACCGTAGGCGGGAGGATGTACAGACCAGCGGTCAGAACAGTGCTGCTGTTGGCCGAGATGTTGACGGTCTGGTTCTGGGTATATGCACCGGCAGTATTGTCGGTAGCGCCCGAAATCAGAATCTTGTTAAGTGCGAGTGCCATGTCTAGTCTCCTTACAAGCTAATCGAGTTAAGGTTATAGACTTGGGTCATCGACTTCGGCTTAGTGCTAACCAGTTCAGCGATGGTCAGAACCGCACCGACGTAACCGATCTGCCAATTCGGAAGAGTCGATTCAAAGCCGGTGAACACAAACGAACCTTGCTCGTGGACATACAGCGAGAGGTAGTTGGTGTTAAGGAAGTAGACCTTACCTTCCGGGCAATACGGGTCCGGGTAGATGGGCACACCAGCAACCATCAGAGCGCGGAAAGCCGCTTGCGGACCATCACCAGCGCCATCAAAGCCGGAACCCGGAGTGATGACGTATTGCTCTTGACCGACGTAGTCTTGAGCAAGCAGCGTCCAAGTGCCCATGCCGCACACACCAAACGACGGGATTTCACCGCAGTTCTTAACCGTGCCGCTGATGTACTGGAGCATGTTCTGGCGGGTCGGGTTGACGTTGCCAGCGTTGTAGACCTTCGACTTCCACCAAGTGTAGGTGGAACGGTCAATGTTGCCGTACACGTTGGTGCCCGAGGTGCCATCATCCACAGCCAGCGGGAGGCCGGTGAATTGTTGGGCATTGGTCACGTTGTTGTACAGCGAGTACGACATGGCGTCCAGCATGACGTTGGTCGCATCGTTCATCCGCGCTTCGATCAGCGGGACGATAGCGAAGTCTTGCTGCACGACACCTTCCATACCGAGGAAGGGAACCGGAGCAATCATCAGCTTGAGGTTCCACTCGGCGTTATACGCACCTTGTTGAACGGCAGGCTGAGTGAAAGAGCCGCTGTAGTCGGACCATTGCGCGTTAACAAACTGAGCGCCTTGGACCGGAGCAGTTACCGAGGACACACCGCCAGAGGCTTGTTGACTGTTAGCCAGCAGAGCCGCCATGAGCGGAGTGGAGTTATAAAGCTGAACGACCAGCTTCGGGATGAACGCCCGACGAGTGACATAAGTCAACTCGTTGTACTGACTAGTACCCGAAGCCGGAAGAATACCGCCGCCGATAGGCATGGTTCATCTCCGAAAAAAAGTTAGCCCTCTACTCACAGCCCAATGGGTCGCGGGGTTTTCCGCAACTCACTGAGTGCTTGTACTGCATTGTCACGAGCCGCCTTGGTCGGATTCTTCCAATACTTGTTAAGGTCAAACCCGTTAAGGGGATTGCTGTTGTAGCCAATCGGGGTGGGTTCGGCAGATTGCCGCATCCACTTCCAATACTCAGCAGCAGACTCGTGGTTAGTGATGCCCTTTTCGACCATCACTTTTTCAACTTCTGGAATGTCATCTTCACTATCAACCAGACCCTTTTTCAACAACGCACGACGACGACGCTCAAGTTCATTGAGTGCGTCTTGTTGTTGAAGTTTGGCTTCCAGCGATTGAACTCGCTCGTCGGCCTGTTGGAAAACTTGCGTAGCACGGTCTTCAATCTCGATCTCAGGGATCGGCATATCAGGACGCGCTTCACGAGTAAGTCGGAGGAAGTTCTTGCGAGTCTTCGGGTTCTCCGCCAATTGCTTGGCAAGCAGAGCCAGTTCGTCTCGCGCTTCCGGTGTCAGGTCTTCAAGTGACATGATTTAGCCCTCTTAAATCAATTAGATAACTTTCTTGCCGTCACCCGGCTTACCAAGATTCATCTTGCTCTTGGGACCGGCTTTGGCACCACCATCCAGACCACCATACCGAGCATAACGCGGCGGGTTAACAATCTGGCCGTTGTCTTGCTTGTCATCAAGCGGACGCCGAATCGATGCAGCGCCACGCGGCTTGAACAAATCCATTTGGATTCTCCTTACATGGGTTGAGGCCGTTGTTGAAGGCCGGGGATTGGCGCGGATGCAGCGACTCTTTGCTCAGGCGATGCGCCTCCCGCCTGCGGCAAAGTCTGAATCATTTGGAGAATCTCGGCAGGAACCAACTCACGAGTTTGAGCCTCACGCATACCGAAAGTACTACCCATCTTTTTCATGATCTCCAGAATGGCTTTGCCTTCTTCTGAATCAGAACCAAAAGCGGGAAGAGATTGTTGGAGCAAGTCCATTGCCATTTGGACATTGATACGAGCGCCTTCTTTGTTACCCGCCTTCGGCTCCGGTGTAGACATCGGAGACGCCATCGGGGGCGCTTCGTTGGGTTGTTGCGGCATAGCTGACGCATTAGGCGCGGGTTCTCCCGCACCAGCGGAACCTTTAATCAGATTCATCACACTTTCATTTGCATCAGCCATTTCTGTTCCTGTTTAAGGACTTAGCAGCGGTATATTACTAGCAAATCTGTTTGTCAAGGGGAGTCGGGTTTCCCCGACCCCCACTTGAGCGCTTAGCGCTTAGCCTTGCGAGCCTTACGAGCCTTGCGAGCCATGGTAGCCTCCTAATAGAAGCGGCCACTTAAACAGGGGCAAGCAGCCATACCCCATTCCCTTTCGGGGAATACTTACCGACGAGCCTTACGGCCCTTCTTCATATGCTTGCGGTACATGGGTCACCCCCTTCCGTAGTTGCGGTTGCCGCGAGTCGTGGTATTACGAATCGCATCCCTATTGAACGTGATACTTGGAGTTTTTGCAATCGAGCGCATACCAGTGACTTGTTTTTCACTGACACGCGGCTGATCTGCCTTACTCACTGATTTCGGCTGAGCCACCTTTTTCTCCTTGCTGCGCTTGCGCCTGCGCTTGTTGCGCCTGCTGCGCTTCAATCTTCTTCAAGTCTTGTTTCAACAGTTGCTTCATCGGTGCATCAACTAAATCTATCAGACGTTCCTTGCTGATAGCCCCAACCTTCAACAGGTTGAACGCTAGTTGCCTGCTGTCTTCCATGAAGATTGGGCTGTTGCTGTGCGCGTCCACTTTGACAACGTAGTCACGGGTAAATTGTTCGGCGATGAAACGCATACCGTCATCAGCGGTGTAGTGCGTATCGTCATACGACTGCATCATTTTCATAAACAGCGTTGCCAGTTTCTCTAGCGAGTCCTCAACAACCAAGGCGCGTTTCTTGGCGCGGGACGAACCCAAGCGAGCAAGTTGACTTGCGTGTCCAGTAGAACGAACACCAGACTCGCCCTTACCGGCGAGGACATTGGTGATGCCACTCATTTCCTCGAACATGCGATCGATTTCCGCAATCTCGCGGAAAGCGTCATCAGGAATGTTCGGGGCCATACGCTCTACCTTGGCGTTAGGCATATCAGTGGCAAACAAACCGCCAGCGCGATTCAACGCAAAGTTCTTTTCATCCAAGATGCCGGTAAAACCAACCAGCGCGGTTGGCGGCGACACTTGCTTAGACAGCAAATCAAGAATCTCGGACATGCGTTTGTTCCGCATCTCTTGCAGGAAAATCAAACGCTGTACTTCCGATTGACCCCAATAGTAGTCGTACTGCGGGTTGGGGCAAATCTGCACAAAGGGCAACTCGCCTTTCAAGAATAGCTTGCTGCCTTCGCGGTCATAGATGACAACGTCTGGTTCGGCAATGGTGACGCACTGGTAATCCTGCGTCTCATCGTTCCAAAGCCAGAGTTCCCGCATCTCCACGGTCTCTTCGGCAACACGCGCTTTGTATCGGGCATAGCCGGACAAGTCGAGGTTGATGTTACCAAAGATGGTCGGGTTGACCTGACTCGTGATAATCCGGTCAATAGCCTCTGGAACCCGACTGACCTCATGGTGCGAGGCGGAGATACGTCGGATGAGTTCCTCACGCTTAGGATGCGTGTACAGACGATTGTACAACTCAGACTTGGTGATGTAGTACGTCTGTACCAACGCCTCTTGGCGGTCAGTGTAAGGCGTGTCTTCACGCAGAACGCCAACACTACCCGGCTCAATCATGTACGGATGGATGCCATTCCTGTACGTCAATTTGACGTACGTTGTGTTGTACACCAGCGCCCAAGTCAGGGCCATTGAGAACACGTTATCCGTGTTGCTGTTGAGCCACTGGTCGTTCAACGCTTTGGTCAGAACGGGAACCTTGATGTATTCCGGCTCCGGCACAGCCGCACCTAGGTCAATGCTGAAACGCGTCGTTTCTGCGGAATACAGGAACGAGGTTAGCTGATCGATGTGCGGGAAAATTTTGTTGAAGTGAGCAGGCGGCTCTTCTGGTTGGCAACCAAACAAGAAGTAAGAGCGCAACGTTTGATAGTCCGACTTGCGCTCTTCAACGCTCACCATGCACTTATGAGCAACGTCCAGATAGAACGTTTCTCTAGCCATTGGGTCGGTTGGAATTCGCATCAATTATCCAGTTTCAAGTTTTGATGGTCGCCGATGTAAGACGCTGTAGTTGGTGCCTTGAACTTGCCACCAGCAGATGCAAGTCCATTTGGATTCTCACCAGCAATGCTCTTGGTATTGAAGTTGCTGATTTGACTAGGATTGCCCCACTGTACTGCAAAAGGATTGTTTTGTGGAGGGGCATATCTAGGAGGCTGAGCCTCCCCCTCTTTGACGCTCTTGATATCGCTCATGCCGTAATCAGCGGCTAGGCCACGCAAAGTGTTGTCGTTGAACTTGGTTTTGTCGCCAATCATGCCAATCGGTTGCAAGAAAACCTTTTGCACCGTGTCGCAGCCATGCGGACAGATTGGCATGTCGCTTTCAAAAAAACCGTGTACTTCGCACTTGTAATCGTTAAGAACCATTTTGCCCTCGATTCAAAAGTTCACCCAAAGTTGGAGCAGAGTAGTCGCCGCGCTGCCGCAGTCCTATCTGCAACTTGAACTCGCCATTCTGGAGTGTCACCCCATAGTGGCGCTTGGCTACCGGCTTTGGGTCTTTCCGGTATTCAATGTATTTCTCCCTGTTCCGCTTCTGCATAACTACAACTTTGCCTTCTCGGAACTCGCGCAACGCCTTGTCTAGCCTGCGTTGCATGTACTCAGTCAAATCATACTTGCCCTTCAATATGTCCAAAAGGTGCAGATGATTAACTCCGGCCAACTCTGCAAAGAGCGCCATAGAGATGCCGCGTCTTTCGTCATCCTTGAACATCTGCAACTGACGCAGCAACTCTTTCTTAGGCGTGACCTTATCCATAAACACCTATACGTTTCAAGTAGTTAGAGACGTTTTGGTTGACAGGGTTGCCGCTGGCAACAATCCGTTCTTCTGTCTCTTGTTGGGCGCGAGTGACGCGAGCCTGTATCAAGCGCGGTTGTACTTGTTCGGCATAGGCGGCGCAGGCAAGGCCGGTCGCCATGACTCGGTCATCTTTGTTGCGACCATAGGCGGCAATCGTGCCGCCGTCCCGGACCACCGACTTCATTTCGTCCAGCAACTCCATCGAGTAGACGTTGAGCATCCCGCGCTCAAAGTAATCTTTGAAGTAGTTGAGCATCCGTTCTTTGGTGGCAGAGGTAGTGATCCAACCGATACTGTTTGTCACGCCGCCGAGACTGTCGTTACGCCGCCACAGATACGTTTGCATGTGAGACAAGACGTTGAACAAGTCATTGCCGCGCTGAGTGCCCATGTTGGCAGCTACGCGCTTGAGGTTTCGCATCTCGTTGATGACGGCCTGGCCGGGACCATTGACTTCAAGGTTCAGAGTCGAATTCTTGTAAGCCCCGGCGATGTAGCAGATCACCCAAGCAAACTGGTAGGTATTGAGTTCTGAGGTAGCAAACTCTGCTACCTGATCCATACCGTCGGCATAGCACCGATAGACTTGGATACAAAAACGGTCAGCCCAATCGCTAGAACCATAGGCAGGGTCAGCCCCAATAACGTAATAAGCCCCGTCCACAGGCTCTTCCCACAAGGTAAGCGTCGCAAGCCGTTCTGTCGAACGGATGAGCACCGTGTCTTCAAAGTTTGCTCCCATGTTGAAACGGTAGTAATCGGGGTGTTGCTTCTTCGCTTGCTTCGCCGCCTCAGTGCATCTTGCTGTACTGAAGAACGAAGTCCCGGTCATCACAAAGGCATAGTCCTCTGTCGGCGGGAACTCTTGGTACATCAGGCTCTCATCCTTGATGCCTTCGTACATCT